TCTTGTGGTTCATCATTTCTCCTTGATGTTGTTTACTTGCCTGACGATACACGCCAGTTTGATGCACCCTTACCGTCAGCCCACAAAATGCGAGCGACCTTCAGGTTGCAGGATGGGTCTGTCAGGCTTTTAATGACCTGACGCGCTGGGCGTTTACACGTCCGAGCAGTAAGCGTACGCCATGACGAATTGATTTGAAGAAGCCCCGAGTCGCGTGATCCGTCACCGTTAAAACCGCTGACTGATTTCGGATTGCAGCGGGACTCTCTCCACATGATGTGGTCGAAGACCTCCACGGGTAGCCCGTGTTTACGGAGCATGGTGTGCCACTGTGGACACTTCCACGTGGGTGCAGCTGATGCCGGCGATGGAATGGATAAGAGGATGAGTGCGAAGCACAGGGATACACGTTTCAATCTTCTCTACTTTGTTTGGTGAATAGGACAGGCTCGATGAGCCACAGGTCAGGGTCAGCCTGATTCCAGTCGTACGGCGGTTCTTTGTATTCGCCTTCTATGTCGCAGGCGTTCCACATGCCGTACAGCAGAGCGCCAAAGAATAACCCTAGAGGAAGCCCGATGAAGTAACCCATCACAGCGCCTGCCTTCCTGCTTCTGTAATGGCACAGACACGCATCAGGGAGCCTTGTGAGCCTAGGCGGGTCTCGCCTGTTGGGATTATGTACCCAGCGGTGCGAAGGTCACTACAGCGCTTCCAGTAGCCCGACTTGATTAGCCCGGCAAACAGTGCTGCTTCTTCGTCGGTGAGGCCGTCCCGGTGGGCGTACTCAGCGAGCAGGCGCAGGGCTTGGGTTTGCCTGCGGGGCTTGACATCCTGAGCACCCATTGCGGATGTTTCAGGGTCGGTGTTTCGGAAGAGTGGTAATTCATCCCACATGTCGTCTCCTTTGTTTAGGGGCGCTTGGTCGCCCGTGTAAACATTCTGCCTCTCATGTAAACACAAGTCAAGCATTAGATAGCGGGAGGCTGGCGAAAGGGAGAAACAACACAACCAGCCCCCCTAGCCCCTAGGCGAGACCAAGCACCTAGGGAGTCTTAACAGGCTTCGGCAAAGCCATCCAAGCAGCTTGAAAAGCCTCGGCGGATTCCCACTCGTTAGAAATCTCAATATGCAACCAAGCCCCGCCAAAAGACCCGGCGTTGTCTTCCTTGGTAAACACCTTGACACCTTTTTCGCCCGCACCACGGGAACAGCGATAGCCACGTCCGTAGGCAGTTTTGTCTTTCGGATTTTGCTTAGGGTTGTGGTACGAGTAGTCGTGAATCTCGCAAATGAGCAGTTCTTCGGTGTGTTGGATGAGCCAGTCCCAAGCCTCTTTTGCGGTGGCGCGTCCTGCACGGGTGGCGGGGTAACCCAAGTCAATTGCGTAGCCCGTCGCATGGGTACTTAGGGCACCTTTGGCTTTTGGGTTTCGAACGGGACGATTTGCATACATGCCAAGATTCGTGAACCCCCATCGCTTGTTGCATCGCTGATAGAGATTCTTAATGACGGGGCTTGTGGCTTTGCCATCCCACGCAGGGTAAAACGGGTATTTGCGAGCCATCAGAGACTCACTTGCATGACGGTAATGGTGTGGGTACCTGTTGCCATAACTGCCCAGATTTCATCGTTGGCGTCTAATTCGATTTGAAGGTCGGCGGCGGTTTTAGCCACAAAAAAGCCTGTCGTGGTACTCACAGTGTTTGTGGGCCCAATGTAGAAGTTTTCGTTGCTACTGCAGTTAATCCACACATTGCGGGGTACTTCGTTGGTGGCCACGATTTTAACGGGTGTGCCGTCAACGGTGTATTGAGCGGTTGAGACAATCATGCTGGTGGGTCTTTCGGCTTGTCCTTGAGGCCGTTACCTGCAAGAAGTCCAATAAGACCACCTGCAAGAGTCATGAGCATCGGGGAAAGAACCCCCCACGCTTCCGCATCATTGGGTGATTGGTCAAGAGGCTGTGTGACGAATAGAAGCCCGTAGATCAGGGAGACGATTGCCATGACGAATGAGAATGACAACGCAATTCCTACAATAAGGATTAAGCGGGCTTTGATTTCTTCGTTTGAAAGTCTTTTTTCGGGTTTCATGGGCATCGTCTTTCTGTTAGGCCGTTTGGGTTTTTGAGGTCTTCGCAGTTGTAGCGGACTCGGTCAGCGCAACTACTCAGGGTTAGGCAAAGCAGGGTTGTTATAAACAATTTTCTCATGCAGGTCCTAAGTCTTCAATAATCAGAAATGCTTGGTTACCACTGCCACGGAAAATCCCGGGAGAACCAGTATTGGCTCGCAGAGTCCCAACAATCACAGTCGCTCCAGCAGTCAAGGTTGTAATGACTGAAGTCGCCAAGCCGTTACCCGTTTGGGTTGCGCCAGAACTTTGTTGCTGTGTGTACTGCAACTGGGTACCCGATGCGTTAGTGAGCCTGATACGCATTTCAACGTAATTACCAGCACCGCCGGGGCTTTGTATGTTTGGTTCCGAATAAGTGATTTTGTAGTAACGATTAGCAACGGCAGTGAAACTAGGGCTCGTCAAATAAGCAGTTTCTGTTGTGCTGTTTGAAACAGTTGTAGTGCTGGTAGCCAGTTGAATGATTCCACGGGGAAACTGATTCTGTTGAGTAGCAGTTAAAACTGAACCACTCGTAAAGTCTGTATTCGGACTAATAGCCATTGTTTTATCCTAAAAGGTCAGTCCCATTAAGGGTGGATTGGTTAAGAATAAAGACCGCAGCCCAACGCGCCGAGCCCTCAAAAGTCGTACGCCACTCACCCGGCACAACCGAATGAGCCACACGCGACAACAACATCTGATTGGAAATAGCGTTACCAGTCGGCGGTTGCACAACCAGCGTGATGCGGTCATTTAACTCACGGTCAAGGGTTGAGGCCCAATCGTTATTTGGCGACAAGACAACGTCAAACGGGTCAGCCTTCGGGTAAACCTGACCACCCCAACCAGACACAATGTTGCCTATTTGTTCAGCGTTTGCAAACAAACCAACTTCGGTGTCTACAGATGCTTCCGCGGCTCCATAAGCAGACACGCTTGAAGTGTTTTCCTTGATGTAAACACCACCTTGCGACATTGTCACGTTTGCAACATTTCGCATTGAGTCGCCATCGTAAGAAATGGCCACTTCCTGTCCGATTGACACACCGCCCGACCCGTAGGTGGCTTGCGACACAATTGAGTTTGTTTGGCTTCGGATTTGGTTTTGGTTGTAAAGAGTTAAAACGCCTGAACGATTCACAAATAGTGGCGCATATTCAGAGTCTGCGACTTTTTGAAGTTCGCTTGTCAAAGTTGGTGCGTCGTCTGTGAAATCTAAAACGCTCGATGCTGGCGCTGATGGCGGGCTTGTTAACGCGGTTGGGAATGAGGTTAAACCAATGAGACGTGTAAACCTTGCAGCGGTTGTTTCAGGAAAGTTAGCAATCGAAAGGTTGTAAATCTGTTGGATTTGGGCTGCAGTTAAAACGCTGTGAAATACGATAACTTGCTGATATTCGCCACGGGTAAGCGTGATTCCTTCATAGAACAGCCCTGTAGTTGTTGTAAACGTTGACAATGTCGAAGCCAATGCAACACCGTTGAGGTACATCTGAAATGCACTTGTGCCGATGTCAAATGTGCAAGCCAAGTTAAAGGGGGCACCACCTTCAAAAGTGCTGTTCGATTCGTAAACACGAATGCCGAGCGTTGTGTTGTTTGTGATGATGACAACGTATTTGCCAGTGCTGTCGTCGAAATAAAGGTTGACAATGTAGTTGCCGATGTAGAAGTTGTTGCCGGGGTTGTAGTTTTGCCAAGTTGAAATTGTGAAACTTGTGTTCAGCGTTGAAGGCACAAGTCCTGTTGTGGCTGATTCCATTTGCACCGATGCCGATGGAAGACCAACAGCAAGTTCGCTGCCTATGGTTCCGTTAGTAACCGCCATTGCTTGCGGGTACGACCCAAGGTCACGCAAAGAGTTCGTGGTAAACGAAATAACAGGCTCGTCGCATGGATAGTAATGCCTTGGAGACAGGCTCAAAATGTAATCGCGTGACCAGTCAGCGGGAAGGCTGTCAGAGGCGAGAAGACCCATAGCGTCAAAGCAGGAGAGGCTTACCGTGGAGTCTTTGCCTGCGTCTGTCCACACGGGTGGCCATCCTGCGATATAGCCACGGAACACCGGGTAGGTAGTTCCGCCGTAAACCGCTGAAATCTTGATTTGGCGACGCGGAAGCAACTTGCCGTAGTAAGGGCCTGAAGTATAAAACGGGTCAAAACGGCGTGTGCGGTTATCCAGCACAAGAGACGCTGAACCATAGAACGTTTCCCAATCGTCGGAGCGTCCACGGTCTGTTGACATGCTTCGCACATACGAGGTCACGTCAGTCCATGTAGGGCTCGCTACATAAGGGCCGTCGTCAAACGCAATCTCAACTTTGGGTGTTGGGTAAGCCATTATTTGCCACCCATGCGGATGCCGTATCCGCCGTCTTTGCGATCAGAAGCTGCAAGGGCTTTTTTGATTTCACGGCCTACGGCTGCAAGGTCAGAAGTTGGGCCCACGTTTACATTGACCGTCACACTATTTGGGTTATTTCGAGCGTATGCACTTGCGCCTAGACCTTGTGTGGATGTCACACCCCTACGTGCTTTGTCGCGCAAAACAGGGTCAATTTTTTCGGCAAAGTTTTGGATGGTTGGTGGCGAATAATTTCCGAGGTCGCCAGTTGTCAAAAACTTTGCGGTACCGCCGACGATAGCTGAAATGGGGTTACCGACAGCAAGGTTAAAAGCACTAATAATTGTTTTGAGGGTGCGACCAGTTTCGTTGAGGGCACCATCTGCATCATAAAGAAAATACTTAAGTTCTTCCTTTAACTGGCGTACAGCGCCCTGCATCCCACCCTTGCCGAAAGCGTTAGCAACTTTGATTGCCGAATCTGCCAACTCCTGCAAGAAAGGCAAAATATAAGTGCCAAGGGATTCTTTAAGTTCGTCAAAAGTAATTTTTAGGCGAGCCATCGTGCCTTCAAAAGTTGCAGCCTTTTCCGCAGCACCGCCTGCAAATTTCTTATTTAGTTCTTCCTGAATCGCAGCGAAAGACTTTGTCTTTAGTTCGACCTTGTCGTAACCCAAACCTAATTTGCCAAGAGCCGTATTGGAACCCTCATACGCTTTACCTAATGCGTTTACAACCGTTGCTAGCGGTTTACCTGTTCGCCCACTGATATCAAGAGCAAGGTTCAAAAGTTTCTGGGCTTTGCTGACATCGTTTGTGGCACGAACTAAACGAGCAAGACCCGGACGAAGTTCATCATCAGATACACCCGTAGCGCGCTGAGTGACGTCAATGTAATCTTCAACGGCTGCAATCTGAGCGTCCGTGGCTTTCGTTGTTGCCTTGAGAGTGCCAGCCAACTGTACCTGAGCCAACTGATCCTGACGCGCCATGTTCGCAAAGTCGAGCATGAACTTGCCAGCCGTCAAAGCAGCAGCACCCACAGCTGCAAAACCAACCGCTGCAGCCTGACCCATCTTTTTCAGAACAAAGGTTGCCTTCTGACCGTTGGTCTCCAGTTGCTTAAACTGATTGATGGCTTTCTGAATACCCTTGCCGTCAAACTGGGTAATGATCGGAATGTTAATTGCCATTAGATGTCCCTCTGGACTCGACGCATTAAGTCCGTAATCAGTTTCTGCACGTCGCGCACAACTTCGGCTTCATGCTTAAGATAAGCCTTCCACAAAAAACGCCCGGGCTTTCCGTAACGCTGAGAAAGTTCACGCACCATCTGCTTACCCTTAGCGGTCGGCACTGGGCCACGCCCTGACATTTCAATTACGATTGCATCCGATGAGTTCCAGCGCACACCAAAGGTTGCAAGGTTGCTTACAAAGCCACCGAACTGACGAGGCTTTTTACCTGACACAAACGGCTTAATCCCACGATCAGTTGCCCCAGCGTTATACGGGAAAATGGGTTTAGTTTGCTTAGCGCCACGGCCCTTCCATGTGTACGCCATACCGGACAGCGGAGCCCTAGGCGGTGTCAACTGGCGAGCCTCAGAAATGATTGGCGACACAATCTGCGCGTAGTCCTTTGTCAACTGACGGCGCGCCTTCTTGTCAATCTTGTTCAGCTCACGCAGCGCTTCTTTCACGCCCACTATTTCTAGAGATGCTGTGTTTACATAGCGTGTCATTGTGCTGGCTTTTCGTTAGAGACTTTCAGCACTGTTTCCAGTGCTTCCATGTCGAAGGGTATTTGTGGAGGCCAGTACCCCGTTGCCAATAGCAGCTCTGCTAAGGCTCGGTGGTAAGAGCCTCTTCCGTAGGGTTTACAGGCTCGTCCTCGATGACGTCAATGTTTACGAGGCGCTTGATGTAATCGTCAAAGATTGCTGGCACGGCGTGACCAATTTGTTTGCAACATTCGAACGCCATAAAGGCAAGGTCTTCCATGCCGATGCCGTTGGACAAGTCCGAGATCTTGCGCTTGAACTTTCGTTCCCACGCAATAATGACGAAGAGGTTGGTCTCGACCGTGTAGGTCGCATCCTTCTCTTCTACTTGCAGCTTTAGTCTCATTGTTTCTCCTTAATGAGTTTGATGTTTACGGTGCGGTGACGTCGCGAACCCAAGTTCCACCGGTGCCCGTGATTTGCACGGTCGCAATCTCTGAAACCGTCGAGTTGATTGGCGTGAATTCGGCAATCATGACGTTCGAAATCACATACTCTGGATTGCTCGCAGACTCTGTTGCACCCGATGGTGAGATGGTGAAAGTGGTGGTGCCAGTGCCGACGCATGTGCTAAGGAATTGCTCAACTTCACCTGCTCCATAGGAAAGGAAGAAGGTGATGGACACGTCAACGGACTGAAGACCGCCAGTAAACTTGTGTCCCGTGTCGCCGAAGGCTGTGACCTCAAGCGAGTCCTGACCGACGGTAATCGTGCACTGGTTGGCTTGATCGGAAAAATCAACAGTGGTTGCACCCTGCGTCATTCCGATAGTGGCATTCGATAAAAATGTGCTTGTCGCCATTTTGGCTCCTTTTGTTAGTTGCGCCGTACGGCGACGGCAACGGTTAGGTCGTAGGTAGGCAGGTCTTGCCCACCGACGCTTAAAAGCCCGGGTCGCATGTCAGTCACAGCGATAGGCGAGTTCATAATTGTGTCGGCAACTGTCATCAGATAGTCGCCTGCGTCTTGGTTGCCCGGAGGCGGAGCGCACACCGAGAGACGCATTTGAATGTTCCCCACGTTGTAAGTGAAGTTGTCCGAAGTCGGCAACTGGATCAGCACCGACATAGGACGCACATTGCGAGGGTCAGTGATAGGCACAAGGTTGAGTGCAGTCAACGCGGTCTTCACCGTGTTAACAGCCTCATACAAAATGCCTGTAGCGGTCATGCGACTTGAGCCCTGCCACAGCCAAGCAGCTGCATAATGCGGTGGAGAGTGACTGGCATTGGCAGGTTGCCCATACCGTCAAAGCCACCGTACGAGTCGCCAGAGGTTCCGCGTTCACGGTAAAGCGTTGCTGCGTACATTGTTGCACCTAACTCGACATCAGCGCTGGGGACTGTACCGGGAAGGTCGTTGGTGTAGCCCGCCTCACGCCTTTTCCTAAAACACCATGCGTTACTGGCAGAAACGCACTTAGCAACGAAGGCTGTGTCATTTGCGGTAGCAACGTCGATTCCGAGCCAACTCAAGACAAGCGCGGAAGTTGTCCAAGTGACAGTGGCTGTGTATGTCACCGTTCCTGATCGAGCTTGGTATTCCTCATCATCACCATTGTGCATGTAGATGATTTGGTTAGGCTTGGATATGTCATAGTCGTAAACGATGTACCCGTTGTCGTCAAGTGATGATACGTAGTACGGCTCAGTTGAAAGCACTGTAAACGTGCCGTCAAAAGAGCCACTTGTTAGATCAACCGTGACGGTGTCGCCCGGTTCAACTTCAAGAAGGTTGAGGG